GTAAGTTCCTTAGCAGGGACAGAAGACCAATTCCACTTATCAGAGGATTTACCATTTACAAAAATCATCCCTTTTTCAGGAATGCTTATTGTGGAAGGAACCCAATTTAAACCATCTTCGTCAAGATAAACTAAATCTTTATATAATTCAGGAAGTACTTCTAATTGTTCTTCTAAAAATTTACTATCTTCAGTCATAAGTGTATTTGTAGTGAACCCACATCCATAGCACATATAAACTTTGTAATCTGCACCTAAATTGTTTTCATAGCAAGCATCACTCCCACAACGAGAACAAATACCTAAATTATCCTTTTGCATTTTCTAATTTTTTAAGTTTGGGTAAATTTAATTTAGGAAGCTCTAATTGAATCTCTTTAGGAAATTCAGGAACATATGTGTTTAAATATTCTTCTAACTGTTTTACCATTTTTTGATAACTAAAGTCTGTACGGCTTCTATATGCTTGACGGGTTGATTTTTCTTTGTAATTTTTATAATTAACAAACATATCCCTAAGAGTTAATACTACGGAATTATGATCTACTCCAAACCATTGAAATTCTTTCATTAACATATCTTTTACTACCGAACTATCGTGTAATTGATGTAATTCACCTTTTAAAAGTGAAGTAAATTCTTCATTAAGAAAATCAATATGACCACTCCAGTTAGTAGTAATAATTGGTTTTTTAGTTAAACTAAATTCTAAAAGGGGACGACCAAATCCTTCACCCTTAGTTAAGTTAACCATAGCTTTAACTTTTTTATGGTTGTATAACTCATTAATTTCTTTATTAGACATTTCACCCTGTAAAAGGTACACGTTAGGTAATATTCTAGCATCTTTTACAGAATTACGAATTTGATTTATTCTATTTAATATCTCATTCCTATCCATTACTGAAGTTCCAACTGCTGTTGTTTTAAGAATTAAAGCGGGTGTTTTCTTTTTATTTTTAAATGCTTCAAAAAATAATCTAACTAATAATCCTACATTTTTTCTATCATGCCCTATATCTCCTTGCATCCAATGACCTACAAATAGAAAAGCAAATTCTTCTTCTACTTCATTTAAATTGAAATTAGATTTTTGAGGTTGATATGTTTCTAAATCAGCCCCTTCTATTAAAATTTCAATAGGTTTTTGTAAGCCATACTCTCCTATTACTTCTTGAGTTTGTTTATCACGTTGTTCAAACTTAATAGATTTAAACACATTAGCACTATGAGTTGATGAGGTTAATACTAAATCCATTCGATTACAACCTTCTAGCCATGAAGGATGACATCCTGTTGTTTCAATACCCGCTGTTAACCCTATGTTATATTTTCCAATGGGTTGGAATTCATTAGGTACTGTTATCTGACACCAAATTTCAGGTTTTTTAGGGAGTTGATTACCTGCTGGGAGTAAATGTGAGGTAAGAAATTTCCATTCAGGGTGGTCTTTTATAAATCCCCAAGGGGTTTGTCCCCATCTTTGGGGTAAAACTTTAACATCATATTCATCTAACTCAATAAGAGCTTTTACAAAATCTCGAGCTCTTGCTCCATAACCGCTGTACGTATCAATTGGACAGCTTACAATAAACATTGGTTTCATTAATATACTAAATTATGTTGTGCAACTTTCTTTTTAAGTGGAGTGGATTTAACCAACTCGTATTTAGGTCTTGGTTCCCAGGTTTCAAAAAGTTTATCTATATTTTCTATAACTCTTTCACCTTGTTTTTCAGCAGTAAATCCTGCTTCATTTCCCGTAGCCCATTCCCTACCCATTAAACCTATAGCCTTTCTTCGTTCGGGGTCTAGATTGTAAACTTCCATAAGTTGATTAGCAGCATCACCCGCTTCACACCTATCATCAAAGATATAAGGTGTTGGGGGTGAGCCTACAATTGAAATACTTGTGGGGAAAACTGGAAATGCCCAAGGCCCACATTCTTTGTAAGTTCCTCTATGATTTGATGGAATGTTTTCATCAGGTGTAAACCATAATCCTTTTTCATCTTGGAATCTCATTTGATCCTGCATCCCACCTGTAACATTAGCAATTATTGGGTTGCCTGATAGTATAGCTTCAGTTAAACTAAGACCCCACCCTTCATTAGATGTAAGTTGTATTTGAACATCTGTACTGTTATAAAGCAGGTTCATAACCTTAGTGTCTAGTTTCTGATCCGAAAAGATGATATTATACTTTTCATCATCACCACAGAGCATATCTACTACTGCCGGAAGATTTGTACCGTTAGAATCAACTTTTTGAGTATGAAGTACTAAAGCACATTTCTTTGCTTCTTCTAGGGGCAATTTATCTACAAATTGAACAAATGACCAAATAGTATCAGGTACTTGTTTACGTCTAATATTTCTTGAGTTAAAAAAAGCTACAAAGTCATATTCTTTACCTCCAAATAAATGTTTCTTGAATTCTATTAGTTCAGGATTATCCTTTTCTAATGGTTTATAAATATTATGGTTTAATCCATGAGGGACATATTCAATAATTTTATCCTTTGCTTTATCCCCTAGTACTATTTTATTAATATTAACAGTTTGTTTAGAGATACCCATTAGCAAATCACATGATTCATAAAAAGATTCATTGTAACGAGGTGCAGGGTAATCATCCCAAATGTTTAAATAGATGATAGGAATTTGTTTTCTAATTTCCCCTTCCATTTGGAATAACCAAGCCCAATATCTAGGATCAGTAATAATAAAAATAGCATCTGGTTTTTCATTTGCTATTAATTGTCTAACTAAATCGGGGTTGCCGTATCCACTAGTAGGATAAATAGTTACGGAAGCATCTTCAATCCCAACTTCGTCATTAGTACTTGAGCTTAAATCTAATTTTTTTCCTGCTTCAGGGTGATCAATTGCAGCTCCTACATTTACGTAATTGAAGTGATGGGCTGTATGGACTACTATTTCTCGTGCAACTGTACCTATCCCAGAATGGGTTCGAATATCATCACACATCAACAAAATTTTCTTTCGTTGATCTTTTGGAATATAACCTTTTTTCATTTTTTATTTTAAATCTAAATTGTTGTGATTGTGGATTTGTCGTTTAAAATCCTCATCTGTAAGATACAAATGAACACATCGGTCAGCAAGTTTTTGGAAAGAAAACTTATGTCTAACACATGCTACTTTAAACTCTTCAAATAAATCACTTTGAATTTTTACGCTTGTTAATGTTAAATCTTTTTTCATAATAATATTTTTTATATGTTTGTTGTATATAAATATGTACGGAGTCAGGAATTATTATGATTTATCGCATAATTCTTTATTATTATTAAAAGCACACCACTTACATAAAGGAGATACAACTTTAGCATGTTCTTTTTCTTGGTATTTACCTTTAGGGGTAAAACATTCAGAAATAAATTCTTCCAAGATTCTATCTGCTTTCTTAAGTTTGTTTTTTCCAGCTGCTGGCTTGTGAAGTTGCACCCTATATATAGGGAAATCACTATTTTCCCATATTTTTCTTTTAACTATAAAAAATTCAACTTCTATATTTTCAAGTGGAATTCCATACTGCTCATTAAAAAATTTCTTATAAAGGACTAACTGCATTTGTTTAGTTTCATCCTTTTTAGCTTTAGCATTCCACCCACTTCTCGACGTTTTTATATCGTATATATAAAATTTATTTGTGGGTTCATGATATAATACCATATCAATAAAACCCTTGTATATCAAATTGTTACCAACGTCCATCACGATAGGTAATTCGATACCAGCTAAATGCCATCCACGTTTACTAAAATAGGTGCTACGTTTCTTTTGGAGGAAATTAAGAATTGCTACTCCATCTTCAAAAAACTCTCTAAGTTCTTCTGGGGATGAGTAATGGGTGTTTTTAAATTTTTTATATTCTTCTTGATAGAGATTTATAAATTTTTCTTGGAATAATTCTTCCAAGTTCATATCATCTGCTACTAATGAAGATTCTTCATATAAAACTGTAAGCCAATCTTGGATTACCTCGTGCATTGAGGTTCCAAAAGTAAAATGAATATTAGGATCATTGTTATAATGTCCCTCTTTATATTGGAGTTCCCATTTATGAGGGCAACTCCTATACATTGACATTTGAGAATAAGAAATTGTCTTTTGGTAAGCGTAATTCACCTCAGGCAATTCCTTATTTTGTATCTCCTTAAGTATTTGGGGTTTTTTAGGCATTATTTTCTATAGTTTTAAGCAATTTCCCTAGAATTATGTTTTGGGTGCTCCTATAGGCCTTAATTTATAAATTCCATTATGGGTTACCTGATTTTCTTGGGAAATGTCTATAAATTTAGGGTAATCGCTCCATTTATGTTTAATTTTTAACCCTAATAATTTAGATATTTCTTTTTGAATTAAGTTGGGGTTTGATAAGAGTTCTTCATATATAATAGTATAATTAATTAAGTGTCCATATTCTTTACGTTGTTTTAAACAAGTATCATATCGGTTTTCATTAACATATCCATTATCAGATTTCAAAACATCTTCTTTATTCCTCAAAACATCTATTATTGTAATATTCTCAAACATTAATAATTGTTGTTGAAGTAAAAAATCATCTAATTCTCCAGCAAATAATGACTGGAATCTTTTGCCAACATTGTAAGGGGATTTAGCGAAGTCTGTAGGAATAATTTCTCCATAATTATAAACTTTAAGTTCCTCAAAAGCATTAAATAACCTTCTGACTAATGTTGTGCCTGATTTGGCACAACCCGTAATATAAATTTTATTTTCCATTTTTATATAACTTTTCTAATTTTTCTAAATAAAGTATAGCATCCATAAGTTCCTCTTTCATATGAGTAACCCATTCTTCAAATACTAAATCTTCCCTGTCTAAATCAACACCATATTTATTTTTACCAAACTCTGCTCGTTCAGTAAATTGTTTTAAAACTGATTTTACTATACTGTCCATTTTATTTAAACATTTTTATTACCTCTTTATCCTGGTAGCCAGCTTTATATAGCATATCTTCTAAGACATCATTATCTAAAGTAGCAACTGCTGTTGCTGCTTCACGGGTAGAACATTCATAAATCTTAGATAAGGCCTCTACTAATTCAATTGTAGGTTGTTTCATTTTTGATTTTATATATTTTAACCAAACATTTTGTTTAGGTAATAAACCACAGTATACTGTATAATATTTTTTCTTATCAGTATAAGGAATGGTTTGAACATAATTGATTAATTCAATAAAAGGTTGATGCATAGATAAAAAACGATTAACCATATAAGGATTAAAGGACTCCTTCTCCTTATCGGTGAAGGAGTCCCAATCGCGTTTCTTACCTGTCAGTTCCTTTAACCAATCAAATAGTGTCATAATCCTCTCTAAGTTCAGGTGGTAAGGTATCCTTTAAGATTTTACCTGTAGCACCATCATAAAAGATTGGAATGGGCATAATAGCATCTTCATCACCACCTGTAATAAAACGAGATACTTTTCTAAGGATTACTCCTTGTTTCCAAATATCCTTACCTTCAGGGGTTGGTAAAGCTGTTGTTTTACCCAAATCAATTTGGGGTTGTTGGGGGGTCATTTCTGATTTCTTCATAATCTATTTCTTTAATTTCGTTACAAAAATAATATAAGTTATCTTTTTTTAATACTGTATCGCAATTCCAATATTCTTTAAGAATATCAGCATCTATTTTAGGTGTTTCTCTTATTGTAAGATACAATAAAAATTTCCTATCTCCAAATTCTATAATGTCTTTATATAACAACTTTTCCAGAGATTTCGAGTAGTTTAGCAAC